ACGTGGTTCTGCCGATCCTGCTGGGCTTGGCCGTAGGCTCTCTGCTCCGCTCTTGCCACAATAAGATATGCAAGCAAAAGCGCAAGTGATATATCTTGTAGGTCCAAGCCTACAGGAAGGAGAGGGACAGGGAATTGACACCACGCCAAAGGGCGGAACAGAAGGTTCTGCGAAAGATACAATTCAGAGCATTCATGCGCGGGATGCTCTTCCTCCCGTTACGCAGTTCTCGTGAACTGCTTCGGGAGTTTGATTCGATGGTGCAGCAGGCGATGGAGAAGGAGGGGCGGAGCAGGATCGAGCGCGCTCTTCTTGCCGTGCTTTCCTACGAATGGATGGCCGGTCTGGACGTACACAGGTCGGTTGAATATGTCTTCCAGAGCGCCATTACCTACGCCTCAGTCTATGACGCTCTTCGCGATCTGGAGGCGGAGGGCAAGGTAACCTCCATCGTTCATCGCGGCAACGGGGATGGCGTCTGGCTGCCTTACAAGGCCTATCGGCTGGCGGAGGCGAAGTGAGCGAATTCAAAAAGTTTGGCCCGAAGCTGCCGGATTCTCCCAGCGTGGGTAAGAAGTGCCTCCTATGCGAGAAGCCGTATGTGGCGGGGGATTACACCACGCTGGTCTCGACGGGACCCGACCCTGCCGATCCGGATGCGGTGCGAGACTACCTGCTCGGCCGTGCCTACAACTCGCGCGCGGTGGAGATTCACTGGCACTGCAGAGCGCTGATGGGAGGCGGATGATACAGCAATCCCGACGATACGTGATCGAGGGCGAGGACGCCGATCTTCTCCTGCTGGCTTTGGGGTATGCGATGGGTCATGCGGCGCAACGGGGGGACAGAAGTCTTGCCAACACCTTTATTCGCTTCGCCAATCGCATCAACGCCAACAATCCAAACTGGAGACCCTACGAAGAGGAGATCGAACCCGACGTCGAGTAAAAAGATTCGATTCTTTTCCCCAGCGCAAGCGAACGAAATGGTCATTGTGATGCGCCAAAATACCCACTAGTCTACAGACGTTCGTGCTGGAGAAGTGGGGCCAATGGATCAAATTCTAAGTGAGCTTTACGATCACCGTTTCACGGTGGGCGCGGTGTCGTGGTATCTGCTATCGGCTGCGATTATTTCAATGCCTCCGAAGGACGAGCCCTTCGCCTTCCGGGGCTGGTTTTACGACTTCACCCATCTGCTCCTGAATGCCAGACCCATCCCTCCCGCATTTCGCCAGACCGAACAATTGCTGCTGTCTCAGACCTCAAGCCCTTCCGGGGCTGTCAGGTCTGAGACGACCAAGACCATCGATCAGGTTTCAACAGGAGCCCTCCCCAAGTGAAGCGAATTTTCGCGTGCCTCGCTCTGATGTTATGCGTGGTCGGATGCTCGGACTTCGAGCGTACGACCTTCCAGACCCTCTCCTCTTCGCAAGCCGTCATCAACCAAGCACAGACCGACTACGAAGCTCGCTGGATGGCGAAGACTGAATGTTCCTATGCGGTCATCAGCGATGCCAAGGCGCTGCAGGCGGCCGCCGTGAGCGCGATGGTGGTCTACGAGGAGCAGAAGGCCGCTCATGCCGACCTTAGCGCTCAGACGGCGCTGGTAACCTCTGCGATTGCAAAGCTGCCTGCCATCGTGGTTCAGGTCAAAGCCCTCTATGTCGATCCGACTTCCTGTGGAGGAACCAAGTGACTGCTGTTGAGATCGAATCTCATATCTCTGAAGTACAGGCTGCCGTAGATGCGATTCTGGCGACGATCTCCGCGCTGGATTCCGAAGACGAAGTTCCGGTCGCCGAGGCTGCCTCGATCCTGAACCTTCTGGCGACGGTGCTGGCCAAGGCGCTTGCGGCGTACAGCGCGGCTGCGGGTGCGCCGATCACGATTGATTCTGTCCGGGCTTTGGCTCCGAACCCGGTTCCTCTATCTCTTCCGGACGAGGTATAGATGAGTGGAATCGGAGCATGGAATGCAGCAGGCCTTTCTGACCCGTGAGCTGATCCAGCTCATGATAAACAGCAGCATTGAAAACTACGATTCGAAGACGAGCCTTCCCCGGCACGTCGAGAGTCAGAACGAGATGCGTTCGATGAAGGTCATCCTCGATCAGGTTTGCACGGTGCTGACCAAGATCGAGGGTGGCTTTACGGCTTTCAAGTGGATTGGCAGCGTGGTCGCCTTCGTCTGGACGGTGACGCAGCTCGCCCACACGGCCCTGAATGTTATCGAGGCACTGCATGTCAATGAACATCAGTGAGCGGGGACTGTCGCTGATTCAGCAGTCGGAGAGTCTTCGCCTGACGGCCTATTCCGACTCGAAAGGCGTCCCCACTTTAGGTTGGGGACACACCAGCGGCGTGCGCCTTGGGATGACCTGTACCCGAGAGCAGGCTGACATGTGGCTGGAGAGCGATGTTTCGTGGGCGGTGGCGACGGTAAACCGTCTTGCGACCGTCCTCCTGAATCAAAACCAGTTCGATGCTCTGGTCGATTTCGTCTTCAATGTGGGCTCCGGACAGCTCGGTGGATCGACCCTGCTGCGGAAGCTGAATTCGGGCGATTTCGAGGGTGCCGCGCAGCAGTTCAAGGTCTGGAAGTATGCCGGTGGCATCGCGGTGCCGGGACTGGTGAACCGGCGCTCCGCAGAAGAGAAAATGTTTCGCGGACTCTAATGCGCAAACGAAAGCGCAAGTAGTATAGTCTGTAGTCGTCAGACGACAGAATAGAGGCCCGAATGATAGTGACGATGGTGAACGATCCGCTGCAGAAGCGCAGCATCCTGCTGGTCATCATGGAGCAGGACAACGTACAACGCATGGAGCAGGCCGATCCCATCACACTGGAATCGCGGCGTGCTGGCGGCGTTCTTCCGGCTCCCGACTTTCCCGGAGATTTCAGTCTCCTGATCGCCTACGAGCCCGACTCGGCGGAGCTGTACAAGCGCATGGCCGGAGACAGGCTGGAATTTATGCGCTGGCTGGAGCGCGGCCGGAGGTGGGACCCGGAGAAGGACGGCATCCAAAACGCGCGTGTCATCGCAAGGGGAAAGCAGGAGACGAATGAAGAAGAAGAGCGCTGAGTTTCGCGTAACGATGCAGCTCTGTCCCCACTGCGGTTATGAGATGGATGGCCTTGCGCCGCTCAAAGGCGAGACGCGGCCTGTTGCCGGGGATGTTTCGATCTGCCTGAAGTGTTCGGCGGCGCTGCGTTTTACGGACGATTTGAAGTTGGTCCTCGAAGATCGTCCGGAGGTGTTGAGCGATTCTGAAATCCTCAAGGTTCAGGAGGCCGCGCGCGAGATCATCGAACGGGCGAATAAGGGCTGGCGGCCGCTGATCTGCTGTTGCTGCGAGGGCCGGTTGCCGGAAGAGGTGAGTAAGGTTGAAGGCGGCCTAAAGCCGGGAACGCGGATCATTTGCGCCTATTGCGCTAACGTCATCGTGCTGATGAAGGACGGGAGTTTCATTCCGGAGACGAATGAAGAGTTTCTGGCAAACAGGGAGACGATACGGATGCGCAAGCTCGTACAGGAGAGTATCGACAGGCGAAAGGCGCACACCAACTGAGAGTCGGCTGGCGCAAACCTACGGAAGAGGAGCTTGCCGAGATCAGGGGCTACACGAAGAAGTGTTTGCAGGCAGATCGATATGAGGAGTTTTTGCTATGGAAGGACAGGCTGATAGCGTTCCTGCACAGCCGCAGGATCGAGCTGGAGCAACCGGGGGACTAGCACGCGCCAAGGCCTTCTGGACGGTCACTGCAGGCGTCCTGATGGGTGAGCGGATGCCGGAGTATTCGAAGCAGTGGTGCTACACCAGCGCCGATTATGAGCGAGATATCGAAAACGCAGAGAAGGAGGTTAGCGAAACCAACTTTATGCGCATGGATCGCGAGGCGCACGAGTATGCGAGATCGATCACCAACCCGAGCCGGGTGAATTGGGTACGAGTGGAGTTTCTATGGGTATAAACGAAAAATGGGAAGCGCTCAAGCAGGACGCCTCTCCGGAGTCGCTGGATGTTGAGGGAAAGATGGTGCTGTTGCTTTCGGTTTCCTACTATCTGGCCGAGAGGATGGCTTCGGTCGAGGCTAATCCCGAAGGAGTCCAGATGATGAGGGAAGCTCTTGGCCAGTTCTATAGCGTTTACAGGAGCGTCTTTCCCGAGGGGCCGCTGGCAGCTCAGGCAGCAATTCAGCAGTTTGCGAAGAAGCTGGGCGTGGTGCCGGAAGATATGTGGAAGGAGAGGCCGAATTGATGTCAACCGAGATTCTATGCGCCTGTGGAAGGCCGCTGCATTATTCGGACCCGAAGGTTCGGGAGATGATCGAACAGATTATTTCGGAGAACGGCGAACGTATTAAGGTGACGCGTGAGTCGCGGAGCTGGATGGTGCCGCGCCATTACATCGCTTTGCACGGGTTGAACAGCGAAGAGTTGCCATTCCTGGGGTTTGAAGAGGTGATCGAATAAATGAGTATGCCTGCATTGCGTCATGACATTCCCGCGCCTCCGCTATTCATGGAGAAGCTGCCCATTGACGAGCGCGGTTATCCCGTTCCGTTCTTCGTGCAATGGGTGAATGGCAAGCCCGAGTTTCGCGCGATGGATGGAGATAAGCTGGTGCGCTGCGTGAAGGAGCGGCTGTGCTGGATATGCGGCCAAGCCCTCTTCCGCGAGATGGTCTTCGTTGCCGGTCCCATGTGCGCCGTCAATCGCATCAGCTCAGAGCCTCCGTCGCATCGCGAATGTGCTCGATACGCCGCTGTCGCCTGCCCGTTTCTGGCCAAGCCGAAGATGGTGCGCCGCGAGGATGGCATGCCGGACAAGATCGTCACCGAAGGCGCGATCCTGCGCAACCCCGGCGTGACGATGCTCTGGTTTTGCCGACGCTTTACCATCGAACGGGCGAATCCCGGCGTCCTCTTCAATATGGGCACGCCGTTTCAGGTGGAGTGGTACGGGCTGGGGAAGAGTGCGACCCGCGAGCAGGTATTGGAGAGCTTCGAAAGCGGCATTCCGATCCTGCGCGCGGCCGGAGGAGCAGGACACACGGAGCAGGATGAAGCCGACCTGCAAGGCCTTGTAGAGGCGGCCAAGCGGTATCTGCCAAAGGGGTAGGAATGGAAGATTTCAACGGAGCGGCGAGCCACGCGGCGCATGTCATGGCTCACGCCATGCAGCTCACGGGGTTCCTTCCCATGTGGGTGATCTACGATCATCCCCGAGATTTCCCGGAGCATTTTGTGGTTCGAATGCAGTGCAGTGGCGCTCCGCCTTTTGGCTCAAGAGTTGCCAGTATTGCTGTTCTTTGTCGCACTCTCGAAGAGGCGCGAGCGCAGGTTCCGATCTATTGCTCGCTTTTTGGGCGCGATCCTGCGGATGATCCGGTAATCGTTGAAACGTGGTTGTGATAAGGGGAGAAAACAATGCCAATGGAGCGGGAAGCGGTACGGAAATTTCTGGAGAGCGACAGCCCGAATGCGAGGATGCTGAAAGAGGCGGTTCGCAAAGGTCTGGTGCAGACGGCGGCGGAGATGCCGGACCCGGAGCCGGGAGAGAAGGCGGCAATAATCATCGGTCCAACGACCGATATTATCGGATCGAAACAGGTCACCTGTACCTGCGGAAAGAAGGGCTGGATTTCGCCCTCGACTCAGGAGTTGATGGCCGAAAGAGGGCCGGACAACTTCGAGTTTATGTGTGCCGCGTGCCTGCCGACGAGGATGGCGCAACTGGATCGCGAGCGAGAAGAAGGAGTGCAATAGATGCCATCGATTTTAGTCAGTGGAATTGTGTCGCATCGCGACAGGCGGCCGTATCTTCATCTTTCGAACGAAAACGGCATGCTTGCTCAGCTTTCGATGGCGGAGGCGAAGAACATCGCGATAGACATTCTGCAGATGTGCGCTCGCACAGAGGCAGATGCGATGATTCTGAAGTTTTTCGACAAGGCGGAGTTCCCGGAGGGCGCGGCCGCAGCGCTGATGATGGATTTTCGGGATTTCCGGGCCGAACTGGACGATGAAGCTATCGAGACCTCGCGAGACAATCCGGATGCGTAGAAATCTGAAGCCGCCATACAAGATCGGCGAGCGGTTCGGCCTGCAGGGTTTTGTTCCGCCTGCGAAGATGGTGGACATCGCAAAGGATCGAACTATCGGCTTCATCTCGGCGTGGATTTATGCAGGCTCGAAGGCGCAATACCTTGAGGTGCTGGCGAATTCCTGCTACATGCAGGGCATCAACGATGCCAGCGATGCCATGATCCGCGCAGGCTGGAAGCCTCCGGAAGGCAATCGAGATGTTTAACTATTGCTTCGGGATACGGTCGATTCCGCCCTGCTCCGACTGCTGGGAGGATGGGCAGTGTTCGATGAACTGCGGTCCTGCCGTAAAGAATGAAAGAGGAGGAGATCGTGAAAGACAGGCTATGGCTATTTCGAATCATCAGCCCACTCGTGGTTCTGGCAGGGTTGGGGCTCCAGCTAAAGGTGGAGGCTCGGATTTTGCGCGAGCAAAGGGCGATGGACAAAATTCGCGATGAGGTTACGGCGATGAATCTGGAGACGGCGAAGAGGGTAGACGCCTACCGGCTGCATGTTGACCAGATGGAGCGAGCCTGCGAAGACCTGCGAGGGCTGAAAAGAAATTGACAATGTAGGCTGAAACCTACAGGATAGAGGGCATGGCGCAAGCAGTGACGCAAGCGAAGGAGCAACAACGAGGTGAACCGACCTAAAGCGCCGTCTGCCCAACAACGAGCCAAACAGAGGGAAGTCGCAGAAGAGTGGATGAAGTTTCGCAGCGACCACCTGCTTTCGCAGGAGGAGTTCGGGAAGCTCATCGGTATCTCGCGCAGGACTGTCCAGTACGTAGAAAACGGAAACAGTAGCAGACCGGAGTGGCTTTGCATGCCATTGCCGGACACGATGGCACGGTTTCGTGCGCTCAAGAAAAAGCATGAGCGCGAGCACGAAGCCCTTATGGCGGGAGTCTAGGTCGAGGAGAGCGGATGCCGGAGCGGGTGTTGAATCAACAGTTGAGCGGAGCTGAGATCGTAGAGGCGGTAGTGGATCAGGTGCGGACGCAGCTCCAGAAGAGCTGCTACCTGAACCCGAACAGCGGCTATGACTGGATGGCGGCGAAGGTTCGCGTCGATCTGGAGCTGCACGATACGGGAACGCTGTTGACGGAGAGCTTCAAAGCCGAGAGTGAGACCGGGCTGAAGCCGAATCCCGATGAGATCGAAGTTCACGAAGTAGACTTCGACATCGAACCGGCTCCCCCGAACGAGGTGCGGGTGCAGACCTCGCAGCCGGTTCCGGTGGAGACGAAGGATGTTGACGGCCGTCCTGTCATCAAGGGCGTGCGCTATGCGAAGAAAGACGCGAAGAGGGTTGCGGCGGCCGCAGTATGAGCGATGTTTCCAATCCAACGGATCGGCTGGCCATAGCCTTTGAGGGCATTGCCGCCTCACTGGCGCGGCTGGTCGATCTGATGGAGCGTCAGTTTCCACCGAAGCGGCCAGCGAGCGAGGTTGTAGATGCCACGGTTACACATCGTCAAACCGAAGAAGAGCGGATCAGGGAAGAGCAGGGCTACAGTGAAGACACGGACGAAGAGTGGATCGGCCGGAGAGAGGCACGGTTCAACCAAGCTCAAACCGACAAAGCTGCAAAGCAGGCGGAAAGACGCTCTAAACCGTCTCGGCGTGACTGAAGAGCAGGTCATGGAGATTCCCGATATCTCCTCCCTGCTGAAGCAGTCTCAGGGCGGCCTGAAGCAGGTTTTGCAGGCGATGCGCTTCTCTGCAGACATGATTGTGCGAGCGTTTTTAGAGAAGTACGATTCGATCCCGGAGCGAGATCGCGAGTGTCTGCCTTGGGAGGCGATTGCGATTGCGGCGGAGGTGGACCCTACCCGGCTGCTGGGATCGGCGATCCTCTCGCTGCAGTCTTACAGCGTCAACGCGGTAAAGATTATCGCCCTGTCGAACCATCCGAGGATCACGGCCAGTCGCGTGAAGTACGCTCTCGAACCCGGTGGCGACAAGGATCGCACGGCGCTCGATACCGCGCTGCAGTTCCTTCCGACAAACAAGGGCAGCACGTTCATCATCAACCCGATTGGAGGCAAGCGGGAGATAGAGTCAGGCGATGCTGGTGCTGCTCCTCTGGCGCTGGAGGCTCCGGAGAACGATCTGGAGCACATGTTCCCAAGCCTGACGCGCACGCAGGATTCGCTGGTGCCCGAGAGTCTGCGCATGCTGGAGACGCGGCGATGAGTTACGACCTGTGCGCGAAGGAGTGGAACGAGCCGAGCGATGCAGCAGGTTTTGGCAAGCACCATCGCTGCGTTGAACCCGAAGGCCACTTCTTCGCCTGCACCTGCAAGTGCGGGGCGAGAAGGCTGATTCGCGATGTGCCGTTGCGCAAGTGGGAGCCGAAGCCGGTACGCTCGCGCCGGGATCGGCGTATGTTCTAAACCAAGTCGAAAAATATATTCGACCGTGAGAAGACATTCCACAGAAGACCAAGGCAGTTTGGCGGGACCACGCGGTCTCGCCGTTTTTTTGTGTTACGCTTTAGCCTGTCTCCTTTGGCGAGGTGGACTCCCGGTTGGGCTTAATCTCTCAACCCTCCATGAAAGGCTTCGGATCGCCTCCGAGGCCTTTTGTGTTTAAGGCTCTTGTCCTGCGGCGGATGTAGGCTGTAACCTACACGCCACATGTACTCGCCTACCGTCATTCTGAAGAAGCTGGTTGAATTCGAGCGCCGCAACGGGTGGATGCCCGAATACCATTCGCTGCAGTGGGTGGAAGAGTTCAAGGCCTACATCGATTCGATCACGCAGATCGACGCCAACTCCCGCAACAGCTATATCGACCTGAACACGCGCGTGACCTCGCAGCGCGCGAGCTGGATCAGGCGGATGATCGAGAACGAACAGGTGCTGTGCACGCTCGATTCCTCCTATTGGGAGACGCGCTACGCCTACATCAGCGACAACAGCGCGACCATCTACAAGTTCGAAAACCGCAAGTCGCAGGAGGTGTTTGACTCGATCATCGCGGACTTCGATGACGAAGAGGTGGGAATCGAGCTGATGGTGTTGAAGGCGCGCCAGCTCGGCGTGTCCACCAAGGTGGCGCTGAAGTTCCTGCATCGCCTGTTGTTTATGCCGAACACGCAAGCGGTCATGGCCTCTGTCAATACAGACAAGTCGGAGCTGCTGGGCCGCATGATCGATATTTGTCTGAAGCATCTGCCGTGGTGGCTGATCCCGCGTATGACGGTGGACCGGATCAAGCTGACCGAGTTCTCAAACGGCTCGGTGCTCGCGGTGCAGTCAGGATCGCAGGCGACAGGCATCGCGCAGGGCTGGACGCCTACGCTTGTCCACATTTCGGAGATCGGCGACATTCCGAACCCGAAGAAGGTTCTCGAAGAGGGTCTGTTCAAGGCGACCCATGTCACACGAAAGCTGTTCGCGGTTTACGAAGGGACCGGCAACGGCAATACAGGTTGGCAGGCCGACAAGTGGCGCGCGATCAAAGAAGACTGGCCTGCACGGCGCTCGCGTCTTCGTCCGATCTTTCTTTCGTGGCCCTGCGCGCCGGATCAGTACCCGGAGCCGGACTGGCTGCGCAAGTTTCCGATACCGGGAGGCTGGAGTCCGCACAAAGAGACGAGGAAGCATGTGGCGCGCTGCGAAGCCTACATCCGCAATACGGACTATCTGGCGAGGGCCTTCGGGAAGGATTGGAAGATGCCTCGCGATCAGCAGTGGTTCTGGGAGTTCAACTACGATGAGGCGATCAAGACGCATACGCAGAAGATCTGGCTCTCCCAGATGCCAGCCGATGATTACGAAGCTCTGCAGGGAAAGAACGACCCGGTGTTTGACGATGCGGTCATCAACGTTCTGAGCAACGAACGCAGGAAAGAATTTCAGGACTACGCCATTACGGGCGACAGTATCGATGACGGCTTTGAACCCCCGGAGGACCAGATCGACTACGATGTCGAGCGCATTCGCGTCTATTGGAATTCGCATCGCGGCCAGCGCTACGAGTGGGTGATGGTCCCGTTGAAGCCCTGCAACGAAGACAATGAGACAGAGACGTTAGGCCGGGTGCGGGTGTGGGAGCCCCCGAAGGAAGGCTACGATTACACCTTCGGCATCGATACCGCCGATGGTCTCGGCATGCCCGACGAGGATCGCTCCGTGCTCTCGGTGGCGCATAACGTGACGGGAGAGATGTGCGACGAGCAGGTGTGCGAGTTCGTTCACAATAAGGTGAATTCGCCGCAGATGGTGGGCTTCGCTGCCTGCCTCGCGGCATGGTACGGCCGAAGGACGAAGGACCCGCGCGGCATCAAGTTCTGTATCGAGCAGCGCGAGCGGCCGGGGGACGACTGCCAGCTACAGCTCAAGCTGATGGGCTTCAACTATCATCACGACGCGGCGACGCAGTACGACCACAAGCATCCGCGCGAAGGCCGCAGCGTGATTCAGGGTTTCCGCACGAATGCAGTGACGCGACCGATGATGACGGGGCGCTTTGTAGACGCCATCAACAACGGATGGTACAAGCCGAATTCAAAGTGGCTGCTCGAAGAGTGCAGGGCATGGGAACGCAAGACACTGGCCAGCGGAAAGACGCGCATGGACCATCAGAGCGGGAAGAAGGATGATCGCATTCTGGCTGCGGCGATGAGCTACTTCAGTCGTCATCACTTCGATGTAATGGCGGAGCGCGCGACCAAGCGTTATACGTTGCCGACAGATCGCAAGCCGCAGCTTGTGACGAGCTGGGTGGAATCGACGCTGGTTGGCGTGGGGGACTGGTAAGCGGGATTTCCTTGCGACCGGGAGAAAAGGTGATGTAGGCTGTAGCCAACATCGCGGCCCTCCCATTATGACCGAACTTGAGCTTGTAACACCCGCAAAACTCGACCCTCTGCAGATCAATGAGGCCGAGTCAGAGCAAGTCCCTGCACCAGAACCGGTGCAGGAGATCGTTGCGCCGCGCGGAAACGCGCAGATGGCGACGAAGATTTACTTCTGGCATAACGAGCGCACGCAACACATCATGCAGGGCGCGCCTCCGCAGTATGACTCCCTGAAGCCGATGGGCTACCAGACGATTGAGTGCAATCACGCGCACGAGGCGGAGATGTGGAGCGAGCGGCTACGCAGGCAGGATCAGCGCATCGCCGAGATGACGGACTATGAGCGCGAGCAGATCGAAGGCCCGATGCGCGAGGACCTTCGCAGGCAGATCAAAGGCCGCCTGCGCGAACTGGAGGCCGGAATCGATACGAAGAATGCACGCCTGAACGCACTGTTTATGAAGCGCGCTCTGCAGATGCTCGATCAGCAGGAGGAGAAGGCGAAGACCGTTCGACAGAGCTACCTCCATCTGGAGGCGTACGAGCATGGCAAATAGGACCAAGCCATCGTACTGGCAGTGCCCACCGTTCACGGCGTCTCCAGAGGAGCGCATGGGATGGGTGGAGGAGAACATTCAGGAGGGCGAGGGCTGGCTGCAGGGCCAGAAGTCCTATAAGAACCTGAACACGAACATGCGAATCTTCGATTCCGCGTTCAACGACAAGACGAAATCGACGCTCATCACCAATGAGCTGAAGTACGACATTCGCAAGTTTGTAGAGACTCTTTCGGACATGCGCGAGATCGGGACCTATGGCTCCGACGCTTCGCAGTATAAGCAGTATGCCGAGATGGAGACCCGTCTGGCGAAGGTGGTCTATCTGGAGTCGTGCTTTACCGGCCAGCTCCGCAAGACGTTGCAGTACGCGACCGTGATGGGACGCGGCTACAACTGGCCGAAGGTAAAGACATCGAACTATGGCTTTGGCGAGAGGCAGTTTGTCTTCGAGCCGCTTGGCCTGATGGACGTGATTCCGACACAGGTGCCGTCCTCCAACGACGTACAGGACGCCTATACAAACACGATCTTCGAGTACATGCCTCTGGCCGAAGCTCACGCGCGCTTCCCGTTGTATCAGGACGATCTGCGGCCCGTAGACCGCATGCGCTACAACTCGAATGTGCAGAGCCGTCGCGTGGATCACGCCGAACGGTTCCGCTACGGGTCTGAACCGCGAGACTTTGGCAGCCTGAACTGCGAGATTCGCTACACCTTTATCCGCGACATTTCGATCAATCGCTACGGCAAGCCGGTGCCGATGGGGCAGCCGGGGACGAGCTGGTTCTATGTGGTTCCGTTTCTCGGCGAGCCGATCTTTGGCGGCATCCGTAACGGCATGCCGGTCTACCGTCCAGCGACCGAAGAAGACTGCATGATCTACCCGTATCTTCGACTCATCATCTCCAGCCGGGGGATGTCGCAGCCGATGTACGACGGTCCTGCCTTCGACTGGCATGGCCAGATGCCTGCGGTGCAGTACGAGGTGGATGACTGGCCGTGGATGGGCGTGGGCAATTCGCTGGTGGGCGATGTGGGCTCGATCCAGCAGGCGATTCGCAAGCTGGAGCGGAAGATGGATCAGGTGATCGGCGTCACCCTGAATCCGCCGATGGGCTATGATCGCTCGGCGACAGCAGGCCCGAAGATTGAACACTTCAATCTGTTCGAAGAGGATGTGCGCGCAGGCGTGGATGGAACGCCGCAGAACGTCTTTCAATCTCTGTTGCCGGAGTCGGTAAACGTTCGCCAGACCCATTTCGACTGGCTGACGTATCTCAGCGCCAAGATGGGTAAGCAACTCGGGCTGGAGGACGTGGCGAATCTCGCCCTGCTGAATGCCAACATCGCCAGCGATACTGCCGACAAGCTGCTGGAGAGCATCGGCCCGGTCGCCAAGGGGATCGCCGCCAACATCGAACGCGCGAACGCGAAGGTGGCCTACCAGTTGAAATTCATGATTCCGCAGTGGTTCGACACTGCTCGCGTGATCTCCATGATCGGCCCGGACAACATCACCAAAGAGGTGTTCGACTACGATCCGCAGTCGCTGATCCCCGGTCATCTGGAAGACGAGATCGTAAACGGCATCATGCCGGAAAACCCTTCGTATTACACCCAGCTCCAGAGGGCGCGCAAGTTCGCGAAGAACATCCGGCTGACCTCGATTCCAAGCACGCTGCTGAAGGTGACGCAGATGCAGGAGCAGTTGAAGTGGCTGCAGCTCTGGCGCGGTCAGGCTCCGATTGCGTTTGCCGATGTGGCGAAGAAGATGGACATCGACAACTACGGCGAGGTGGCTGGGGCCACGCTGCGCGAGCGCTTCATCAATGAAAAGATGGAGGACCTTCAGTTGCAGGCAGCGGCGGCACAGGAGGCACAGGGACTCGGCCTAGCCGGTCCTCCTCCGCCTGCAGGGCCGACGCCGCAGCAGGGCGGAGGCAAGGGCAAGCCGGGGCGGCCGCCAAGCGGACAGGCTCCGCCGAAGATTGTGCAGAAGAGCGATGGACGCACCACTGTAACGGAGAGCCGGTAAATGACAGCAGCACCAGCAACGCACATCAGCGATGAAGAGATGATCGTCAGCACGACGGATTACTTCGTGACGGAGAGTGTGCTGAACGCGAGAGCGACTGCAGCCGATATTGCAACGTTTATTCGCCGCATGAAGACTACGGGCAAGCTGACCTACGAGACGCAGCAGGGAGGCGTGCGCACGGTGGTCGTGATCGAACGAACACGTCTTGCCGAGCCTGCAGCAAAGAGCGTTCGCAAGATGATCGGCATGAGCGGAAGCGAAATCGACGCATAAAACAGAATGTAGTTGACAGCCTACATTCGATATGGTGGAGTAACCAAGACGCGATCACTCGCGCAACTGAGATTCAGTCACCCCCATCCCTCGGGACTGTGCCTGCCTCAAGAGCTGAAAAGCCCTTGAGGCTTTTCTATTTTGAGCACAAGAGTCCGGAGGAAGTTATGGCAGGAGCAAAGGGCGTCAAGGTAGTTGGTGGAATCAAGGCCGATGCGTCGGCTCACCTGATGAAGAAGGGTTCCAAGCGCAAGGGCGCTGAAAAGGCTATCAAGGGCGGCGATAAGAAGTCCAAGTAATCCGGTAGCCGGACGGCATTCGCTGTCCGGCGTTCCTGTTTGTACACGCGAGGAAAAAGATGGCCGCAGCTCCAGTTCCCGATCCGTCACAGCAGCCCGGTGGAACATCCACGCAAGGCGCACCCCCAGACCCTTCGCAGGGCAGCGGAGCACCTTCGCAGGCTCCAGCGCCTCCGGAACTGATGTTTCTGGCGCGGGTCCAGCAGGCTCTCACGCAATTCGCGCAACAGTATCCCGCAGCCTCCTCCGGCCTTTCGAAAGCAGCGCAAGGCCTGAACGAAGCGATGAGCGCGATCACGGTTGCACAACCGCAGCAGCAGGCTCCACAGATGAGTCCGCCCTACTAGACAGAGGGAGTCTAAATGCCGACCGTAGCCGAAGTTTTGAAATCCGCAGGAATGACCGACGAGCAGATCGCAGCGATGGATGCGAAGGCTGTCGAAGGGTTTACGACTGTGCTCTCCAGTGCCGAGCAGGAACGCCTTGCCGCCGAGACCGCGCAGCGTGCAGCCAATGAGCTTTTTGAGAAGCAGATCACCCCGGCTCTAAACGAGTGGGGAAACAAGGAAGCGAACCTTGTCGCAGAGCGTGATTATTTCAAGCGACTCGCAGAGGGCGCGAAGAACGGTGGGTTTATCGCTGACGTGCCTCCCTTCCAGCCGAACAATCCGAATCCGCGCGACCCCAACAACGGCCGCTATGTTCCCAACGCCGTCCCCGGATCGCCTGACATCTCGCAGTTCCGCACCGAAGTAGGCAATGCGCTCGGGATGGTGGCCGATCTGCAGTGGAACTACCAGAAGCTCTTCGGGAGCGGGATGCCGGATTCTCCTACATCGCTGGGCGAAGAGGCTGCACGCAATCGCATGAATATCGCCGATTGGGCAGCGCAGAAGTACAAGTTTGACGACCGTCGCAGGCAGCTTGCGCAGGAAGAGTCACAGAAGCGCGAAGAGGCGATCCGCAAGGAAGAGCGGGAGAAGACCACGCGTGAACTGAGCGAGCGCTACGGCTCGAATCCCAACGTGCGACAGGGACAGGTTTCACAGTTCTCAGAACTGAAGAAAGGCGTCACGGAAGGAACACGGGTAGACCCGCTGAAGATGACGCCTGCAGAACGCAAGGCGGCAACGGCTACCTCCATCCGTCGCGATCTCGATACATCAGCAAATTCAACGATTCAGTAGGAAGGGATAGACACAGTGCCAACCCCTAACGATCCGCTTTACAACGAAATTGACGCCACGACACTTGAGTCTGTGCGCAAGAACGTGATCTTCAATAACTTCTTCGTGCAGACCGCCTTTCAGGCGAAGCTGAGGGCCGCAGGTGCGCTCGATCCGTTCCTCGGCGGCTCGGCCATGATGGAGACCTTCATCTACGGCCGCGTACAGGGACAGGCAGTGCGTCCCGGTCAGTCGGTGACCATCGTCCGCAACCCGATCAATACAGGGTTCAACTGGCAGGAAAAGGCCTACGTGGCGTGGTTCCCGTATGACGATTGGGAGCTGGACGACGGATCGGGACAGGGCGGAGTCATCAACTCCGGCGAGGCCCGGATCATCAACCTGTATCAGGTCATCATGGAGAACGCTATCGAAGTGATCGAGACCATGATCGAAATGGACTCGTATCGCCATGGACAGGCTCCGACCGCAGGCGTGACCGACAACCGCATCCTGAATTCGAACGGCGTGGATGAGGCCTTCAATAACGGCATCGATCCCTCGCCCTACGGCAACGTGTACCAGTATTACGGCGGCCAGATTCGTAACGGCGTCGTAGGCAAGGCGCTGAACAGCACGCCGCTGTATCTCGGAACCCCGAGCGGCGGAGTCGGCCAGATCGACTTCAACGCGTTGATGCAGCTCTGGGCGCAGTGCAAGGTGACTGGCGGAGAGCCGGACCTTGGCATCACCAACGTATTCGGCTTTGTCGCGATTGCGAATGCGCTCGACGCGCAGCGCCGCGACATCTCAAACACGAAGCACGATATTCGCTTCGACGGCCTGAACTTCAACGGCGTAGACATCTATGCCAGCCCGTTGGCTCCGTCTTCGCAGGCCCAGAACTACATCCCTCTGGCCGGGCGGAACGGGAGTGCAGGCAACAACACCCTGACGGATGGTTCGGGCGTGAGCACGCAGCTCTCTCCGTTCACCTCTCCGCAGTTCACGCAGAATGGCGCAAACGTGCCGTTCTCGCCCACGGGCTCCGGAATCCCGTCGAACACTCTCATCAATCCCGGCGAGTATCTGCTGTTCTGCCAAGCCAGCGATTTCAAGCTGCGGCCCACGGATAAGAGCGGTTGGAACTTCGGCATCCGCAAGACCCAGATGCCGAACAACGTCTCGCTGGATGCGGTCATGGTCCGGCTGGGAACCAACCTCTACAACCCGATGCCGCGTCACGGCGCGCTTGCCTACGGCTTTGGAAAGTAAGGAGCGAACATGCTGAAGGTTTTTGACTTTCTCCCCACTCCGCTGAACGCTGCGAATGACATTTCGCCGAGCGGCTTCTACAACTCGCGCACCTACCAGCAGACCAACGCTGGCGGCCTGACGCTTGGCGATGCGGTGGACTTTGACGATGCCGGAGCTGCCAACCAGTCCAATACGGCGACCGGCCTGCTGTATCAGGGGCGCTACCGGCGCGTGCGTGTCTCCGCGAACGCCACGGCCGCGAACGTGGCCAAGGGCCTCGCTGCCTTTGTGCAGCCCGGTTCTTCCCTGCTCGGCGCTCTGGTGCTGACCGCAGGAAGCGGACAGGCGGCCGGGGTCTATCAGGTGCTGGGTACGGGCGGAGGCGGTACGGGAGCCATCATCAGCGTGATCGTTGGCGCTGGTGGCACCGTGACCACGCAGCCTACGGTGGTCGCAGGCGGTGAGGGCTACACCTCGGCACCGACGTTTACTCTGGCGGCCGGTGGAACCCCTGCAACCTTCCAAGCGCAGATGGCGGAGAACAGCTACATCGTGACCGACTTCGCGACTACGGGAGTGGTTCTGCAGCAACCGCGCGGCATCTTTCTGAATTCGGTGACTCCGGGCAACTACGGATGGATTCAGGAGGACGGCATCGGCACTGTGCTTTACGCGGCGACCGTGACGGCGAGCACCGTTGGAAATCTCGTGGCTCCGAAGAGTGCTTCGGCGGGTGCATTTGATTCCACCGTGGCGACCACCTATCTTGTCGGTGCGTTTGGAACCGCCATCGATAAGCCTATCGGCGCTACCTATGGACGGATCGTGATGAACCTTCCCGTCTGGAACGGATAAGGAGCGAGCGATGCAGCTTACTTTTCTTCAGGGCTATCCCGACTACGTTGGCAAGCGATTCATCTTCGCTGGCTACGGGAACGGGCCAGCCTCATACGTGGCAAGCGGCGACTCGATTCTGCTGCCTCGCTACGACAACTACATCGACGTGATCTTTTCTGCCCTGACCGTTGGCGGAGCCTATGAAGTAAAGGCGATGCCTTCGGTTTACGGAAATCGCGCACCCTTCGTTCTGCTGTGGAGCGGCGTGGCGGGGACGGTAGCCTCCGTTGCGCAGAACGCTGCAGGAACCGGCATGACGCCGGGAACCTACATCGTGAATGCAACTGGCGGCGGAGGCCAAGGCGCGCAGGCTTCGGTAGTGGTAGCTTCGGCGACCACGCTGGGCGCGATCACGGTTCTGAACGCAGGAACGGGCTATGCGTCCGCTCCTACGTTTACCCTCGCAGCCGGTGGCACCTCGGCAACCCTGACCGCAACTCTGGCAACAGCAGGGCCGGTCGCAGCGGGATTCAATTTGTCGCAGCAGGTTGTACAGATCGGCGGATTCGGCGGAGTGTACTAGAGCCGATCCAAGCCAGAACGATTGCCAAAAGCAGGGCCTCATCCGGCAATTGGAAGAGGCCCTTCTTTTTCGAGGAGGAGGATTGAGTGTTTCGCGATATGCAGAAAGAGTTGTTGGGCGACGTGCCCGGTCTTCCCCTGCCTTACGCGGCTACGCTCATCAACCGCGCGCTGAAGCTGATCTATGACGAGCAGCGCTGGAGCTTTCAGGTAAAGGAAGCGGGATGGTTGAGCCCTGGCTTGCTTGGTGCGAACCCGACGAGTTTGCAATTTGCGAGTCCCGGCAAGATCAGCGTGGCCCCGTACCAGAACACCGTGTACGCCGATGCTGCTGCCACGACATTCTGGGCGAATCTGGTGGGGCGGCCATTCCTGACGGAGCAGCAGTTCCGCATCCCGACGTACAGCCTATACAACATCATCTCGTACTTTGCCCCCGGCGATAATCCGAACGATCCCGACACGCCGTTCGCCACGCTGGTGCTAGATCGGAACTGGATGGAGCCTGCGCAGATCAATGGAACCTACATGATCTATCAGGCCTACTACGCATGCGGCTCTGAGACCTTTCGCAAGTTCGGCGCGATCCGCGACACCACCAACAATGCATGGATCAACTGGTGGCAACGCGATCAGACGTGGCTGAGCGTCAACGATCCACAGCGCACCATCTTCGACGTTCCGACCTATGCGGTGCCTTACGAGGTGGATCAGCGGACGAACAGCGCAACGCTGGGGCAGATGATGTACGAGCTGTGGCCTCATCCGCTCAGCGTGCTGCCCTATACCTACAACTACATCCATCAGGGACCGCTGCTGAAGAAGCCGACCGATACGGTGCCGTATCCGCTGAACGAAGAGCTTGTGTTGTGGCGCGCGAAGGAACAGGCGTACCTCTACAAGGAATCGCAGAAGGGTGACAGCATGCAGCGCGGGTCTGGAGCCGACTGGCGATTCCTGACGCAGGATGCGCGCGTGCAGTACAACACCCGGCTGAAGACGGTGAAGCTGCTCGACGCCGGTCTTGGCGATCTGTATTGGTCGAAGTTTGTCCAGACGCCGCTCACCTCGGATGGCTACGAGACCATGATCGGCACCCTCAACGTTGGAAGCCTCTAGGAGTAACGATGCCTGCATATCCCGGTAATAACCTCGCACAACTGCTGTATGAAAACCGGCAAGCCTTCTTCTTCGACAGCGAGACGGTAGCCGCAGGCGTGGCCAGCGTGGCCTATGAGCTTCGTCGCGAGCGAGGAGCTACGTATCCGTGGGGCTTCTCTGTACAGGCGCTCTTTAGCGCCGATCCCGGAACCTTCGAGATCGATATCGAGGTTAGCGATATTGACGTGGATTCGGCTTACGTTCTGGCCGACAAGATCGATGCCGTAGGCGGTGGATTCAGCGGACGCTATGACACCACAACGGTATGGGCCAAGTTCGTGCGCGCGCGGATGGTGTCGCTGGCCAACGCGGTAAATGCAACGGTGATGGTGACTCGATAATGAAGCGGACCCTGAACTACGTTTTTGCGATTCTGGCCGGGCTGGCCTTCGCTGTGCCGATGTCGGCTCAGACGACGGGTTACGGAGCGGTGCAGGGCTTCTGTCAGGTGGGCGGAGCGAAGGTTGTAACTCAGGGCATGACTTCGAGCAGCATGGTGCAGGGAAGCTATCCTCGCTGCCAAGTGAAGGTCTACGCGACCGGCACTACCACCGTGATCGACATCTATTCGGACAAGGCAGGCACGCATCAGCTCTCCAACCCTTTTACCGCTGGCAGCAACGGTGCTTGGAACTTCTATTCGAAGCTCGGCAGTAACGTTGATGTAAACATGTCAGGCGGCTCTCCGACGGCGATGCCGCAGCCGTTCACGCTGGTCGATCTTCCTGTCGGTGGCGGTGGCGGCGGCGGAGGCGGAGAGCCTGCTGGGGCCGATCAGGATGTACAGCTCAACCTGTCACAGGCCTTCGCGGCCGATCCGGGGAGGTTTGTTTATAACCCCACGGGCGGCCACATGTTGAAGTCGAACGCGAACGGAAATCTGAATCCCGATCTTTACGCATCGACCAGCGGAATTGCGGCCGCGCAGGCGAGCGCGGAATGCACGGTAAACTGCACTGTCGTCCAGCCGATTACAACGACGGACACGGCTGCTGTCCCAAGCCCCACGGGCAATTTGCCGCAAGTGGTCGATTCGTGGCGGAACGGCTCCTGGATGCATTTCTGGCACAATCCCGGCTACAACAACTCCAATCTGTTGGGCGGAACGGCGATTGGTCACTATGACGTTGCCACCTACGACACGCCGAATCCGCAGACCTCATCTTCCATCGTCTTCAATCCGAATCATACTTACATGCGCGGCTTTTTTAATGGGTGGGGATGGAACTACGGAAATGCTCCAAACGTTCAGGGACATGGATGGATGGCCGACAACCTCCTCGCGCTGAACGGAATCGGCAACAATCAGGGCATTCTGCAGGGCTTGAACATCATTACGTCGAAGTATTCAATAGGCGATCAGGGGACCTTTTATATAACGGGACTAGGAGATGGAGGGACGCCGGATTACTCGGGCGAAGGCAACGACCTCATCACGGGGAAGGGTGGACAGAACTCCAATTACTTTCATGGGACGGCTGGAGCGGGAGCATCTACCGGAAGTATGTCTCTGCCTATCGTCTATAACTCCAGCTTTACCCCAACGGCGCTGAATCGCAACGCGACCTCTTCCGGGGGGACGATGCTCGACATGAGCAAGATGATTTTGGCGAGCACTGTAACCGGCCCTACTACAAGCTCGGGCTTTGGGACGACATTCATCGTTCCGATTGCGGGAACAGTTACGCCGAGCACGGCGTATGGAGTCGTCAATTGCGCGCTCCCGAATAACGGAGCGAATCCGAATATTCCCATCTCGATCAGGTGTCCGGTTATTGCGATTCATGGAACCGCAGGCGCGTTTGTACCGGGCTACGCCGAGATCGCAGGAGACTTTCCGGAGGGCGTAAATATCTCAGCGGTCGATCCGGTTGGAGGTACGACGCAATACATCACCTTCACCTATATCAAACCACATGCAGCAGGAATCCCGACTGTCATCTTCCAAGGCGGTAGTGTTGTCGGATCATACTTGATGTACGACTCAATCACGGCCATGAATGGTTTCGACATTCCCTATCGTGTGTTTGGAGCCCCCGATGCCAATCATCTTTTTGTAGATCAGATCGGTCTCGGCTCTGGCGGGAGCAATATTTATGACAACCCTGTTCCCCTGTTCGGACTCACCAAGTCCGGAACTACCGTAACTGCGACCTACCAAACAAGCACGCTGGGATTTTTCAGCAAGCAGGCAGCGGGAGTTGTTAGTGGATGCTCCGATTCGGGGCTGAATGGATCGGCTACAAACATCACGACCGATCCAACAACCCTCAAGATGACCTTCACGGAGGCTTCGGGAGGTACGGGCTGCTCCGGAGCCTACATGCAGATGCCGTCAAGTTATCGCGGAATTCATCTCTACGCTGGAGCTGAGGTGCTGGGTCCGGGCGGAATAGCAGCTCCGGCGAATCTCCCGCTCGAACCGAACAACGTAGCGTGGGCTGCTGGAGACAACATTGAAAATGCGCTGCATCCATTCCTGAAGACCGGCGAAGCGTTTCTGTTTCACACGACAAACAACCCTCTCTCCGGGAAGTCGAATGGAATAAGTTTTACGGGAATCGGGGATGGCGTCAGCGGATTTTATAACTTCCTCCAGCTCTCACACAGCAATCCATGCAGTCTGTATTCGGGATGCGGTGGAACCCTTACGGCACCGACGATGGTCAGGATTGGAGGATACGGAGGAGCAACGCCGAACGGGGGATTCCTCACGATGGATGAAGCCCCGTTGAATCAATCCCCCGTCATCAGAGTTGGACCTCCGGATGCCGCCCTTGGAGGGACTAGCAATCTCGATCCAGTCGTGCTCTTCAACATTGCCTCGCAAGCGGCGAACACAGGAAACCTGTCGTACTCGCCGCTCTATAGGTCCTTCGTCGGCAACAATTTCATAGCAGGCAGTCTGGGATCGCTCGGGATCGGGAAGTTCACAGCGGCAAATTATTTCGTGAATGGATACATGAATGACACTCCTACTCCGGGAGCCATTACTTTCGGAAACAATCTCTCGAATGTCCTTGTCCCGATGGGGCTTTGCGACCACTACGATCCAAGCAATACCGAAGTCACCATCGGGAACTGTATTCCTATTTCCGGGTCGGGCGTGAATGTAACGGACGGGAAGATCAATGTTGCGGCGCTCAAGGCTCAGACCAGTGCAACACTCGGAAATCTCACCGTTGGACTTCAGCCAGCGGACGTCCGCCCGGCCTCGGTGTACAGCGGAACATCCGGTTCTACGGACCGGTTTTATTTTTATGTCCCGGTCTCGCCTCTTGGATTTACAGGAACGGCTCTTGCCTATATGCAGGTTGGCGGAACGGCGGCAACGCTGAGCGCTTCGAACAAGGTAACCACCACTTGCCCGACTGTCCTGCAGTCGAACTATCCGGCCGGAACAACTTACACGCTCCTAGCGCGCAGTTCGGCGGGAATCTATCGCAACCTCGGCACCTGTTCCCTTGGAAGTTCTATTGTTGACGATGGCACCGTTACCGCCACGTTTACTGCTCCTACCCTGAATGCAAATATGTGGGCGGTGGCGGCGCAGTTTCAGGTGGCGAACGGCGGAGCGGTTGGATTCTACAAAGACAACATCGGCGGAGCGCTTGATACATTCATCAATCGCTTGGCCGTGAACAAGCTCGGCATCGGATCATCGATGGGATCGGCCCACGATGGCACGCTTGAGGTGGGAAACATGACCGTGGACACGGCCCTTCAGGCCGGATCGGTGGCGTCGAGCGGGTTGGCCGGAACGGGGACGCGATACGTGACGACCGACAGCACGGGCAAGCTGACTTCCGGTGGAGCTACCGGCGTCACTGTAAGCGGATCGGCCTGCACGATCACTGCGATCAGCAACGGAATTATTACAGCAGCGACATGCACGCCATAAAGGAGACGGGCCTATGGCGAAGGGCAAGTGGATACAGGCCGCGACGGCAAAGATGAAGGACAAAGGCACGCTGGGCAAGTTCGGCAAAGCGACCAAAAAGAAGATTGCGGCCGGGAAGAAAGAAGGTGGCCTGCGAAAGAAGGAGGCTGTCTTCGCTCAGAACATGAAGGGCATCGCCGCGAAGAAGAAGAGCGGCGGCAAGCGTTCGCCGAAGAAAGGATAACTATGCCGCTGATTCAATCAGGTACGGGCAATGCGCTGAAAAAGAACTTTCATGAACTGCGTCGGGGCAAGGTCTTCGCGAGTACGCAGGAGAAGTTCGGCAAAAAGGTTGCGGACAAGCAGATGGCTGCGATTGCGCTGAAGAACCAAAAGAAGAATTCGAACCTGAAGGGTACCAGCGGACTTAAGACATAAACGATGGCTTACTCGTGGCTCACCTACGCGCAGGCGAAGCAGCAGCTTACACAGCGGCTCGCGCAAGCCGATCAGACGGGGCGATTCTGGATTGACGATGAGCTTGGACTGTACATCGTGGAGGCGTTGCGCGTATGGAATGCCCTGACTTTCACCTGGAAGACCTCCTTCGTTTTTACCGTTGCGGCTGCATCGAAACCAGCGTGGTACTCGCTCGGAAGCCTGACGGGTTCTCCGAGATTGCGATCTGTGACCGATACTGCCCTTTACACGCTGACGGAATATCACCTGTTGGAGCCTGCCAGTGGAGGGACGTGGACTGGCACCACGCAGTTCTCGATAGCTGATTTCTCAACAGCGCTGGCGCGTTGCCGCGACGAGGCGATCCAGATCACCAATTGCAATCAGGTCGCTGTCGATCCTATCGCCACGAATCCGGGAGACTTCTTTGCCCCTCTTCCGGATAACGTTCTCGACGTTCCGCGTGCGCGCTGGATTCCCGATCCTTCATCGGGAGAGCTGCTAACGACGCTGATGCGTAACGATGACACAGGCCTGAACTACTACGAACCTGGATACATGCAGGCTCCGTGGGGAACGCCTACACAGTACAACGTCGCATCGCTTCCGCCCCTGGTGATGCAGGTGGATATTCCCCCGGTGAATGAAGGCTCTTATGATCTGATCGGCCTTATCTCCGGCGATGGGTTGGCTCCTCCGGACGACACGACGTTGCCGGTGCCGAACGATAACGCATGGGTGCTGAAGTGGGGCATGATTGCCGATCTGCTCGGCCGCGAGTCGGAGGCTACGGATACGCTTCGCGCAGCGTGGGCGAAGCGAACCTATTCGATGGGTCTGAAGCTGATGACGGGGACGCCGTGGATCATGCAGGCCTTCATCAACAGCGTGCCTGCGGACATGGTGAGCGTTACGGAGATGGACACCTATCAGCCCGAGTGGGATTCGGCTCCTGCTGACTACTCGACCATCATCACGGCAGGAATCGACTTCTTCACCGTCGTGCCTGATCCGGATATGGACATGAGTATCACCCTGAACGTTCTGGGCAATGCTCCGGTGCCTGTAGCCGACGATGACTTTATTCAGTGCAGCCGCGACGTGTGGGATTCGATTCTGGATTATGCGCAGTTCCTCGCGGCCTTCAAGCAGGGAGGAGCGGAATTCCTTGGCTCCGTCCCCCTGTTCAATGGCTTCGTCACGGCGGCTATGGCCACGAATGATCGGCTCGAAAAACTTGGCCTGTTCGCGGACGAATACTACGCCGAAGGATCGCGCGAGATTCGCGTGCAGGAGCGCTATACCAACGCGACAGGAGGCGGAGATGGGGGATCTTAAGCTACCCGGTGGAGATCGGCTCTTCGTGCGCTGTCAGAGGTGCGGCGCTCCAGCGAAGATCGGCCGCAAGGACGCGGGAGCGAAGAGCTACCGATACTGCGATAGCTGCCAGAAGATTCTGGCCAAGCGCAAGAGCTGAAATTTTTTTATCCGGTAATGTAGGCTACAACCGACATGGGCGACGAGCAGCAGTACAAACGGGAACCGAACGGCAATCGATTTCAGATGAGCGGCATCAGCACGGTGCTGCCTGTCGATATGATGGCGGGGAAGTACCCATATCTGCAGAACGTCCGCTCGTATCTCGGCGGCCGCATGACCGCGCGCGCAACGCAGGCAGACGCGGTGCAGACGCTTGGCGCTGCGGTTCATTCTCTGCGCAGACTGAATGACACGACGCCGCTTGGGCCTCCTTCCGGCTATGCCCTGATCGGCGGAGCCGGGGACGGGCTCTACAAGGACAGCACGGAGGTAGCGACCGGATTGAGCGGGAACCCGTTTGCTCTGGTGCCGTTCCGGCCCAACAGCAGCCCTGAGCCGTGGATGTACATTGCCGATGGGTCTCAGGCTACACACATCATCAACCCGGCTTTTGACGCGGCCGGGATGCTCAAGGTGCGTGCCGACGGGTTGACGTACAAGATGGGCGTGAAGGAGCCGCAGGACGCTCCAAACGTGGCCACAGAGACCACCACGGTAAGCGGAGCGGTGAGCGTGCTTGGGACAGCGCGGCCGTGGTCGAATGTTGCCGGTCAAAACCCGACCTTTGGCTACGGCGACAATGGCAACGGCACTGGACCCACGGTGATCGCTACGCCGATCACGGGAGCCTCTGTGACCGTCACGGCAACCGGCACGGCGAGCATCAGCGGCACGCCGCATTCGCCGGGAGATGCAGGGCCTGCGGGCGCATCCAACCCCGGACAGTTCATGGGCGGATCATGCGCGATGCTCTGCGGCGCATGGACCGACAACGCCGGGAACGTGATCTCTTCCGGTGCGCTCTCGATTGGAGCCGGAACAACGCTGCTGGTGCCTGCAGGCGCGGCGCAACTGCAGCTCGGCGTAGACGGGACGGGTGGCAGCTTCTCCGGCAACAGCGGCAGCTTCACTGTCAGCTATCAGATCGTCACGAGCCCGGTGACGACCAAGGTTTCGACCTTGGGAGAGGTTACAGCCTACTATTGGGGCGACTCGCCGCATTCCGGCCCGGTCGCTGCCTACATCTGGAAGAACGCCGGTGACTCAGGCGGCTCCGGCCCGGTGCGCGATATCTCGACTGCCTCCGGATCGACCACCAATAACTCATTTCTCTTCGACACCACGCCTTCGAATCCCAACTCGGCGATGACGTGGGATGTTCTGGACGAGAGCGGAGCCACGGTCGGACAGAACGTTGTCTTCTCTCCAGCGCTTGAGAGCAACGGCTATCAGGATTTCAATATGTGCATCGTCGGGAACCTGTTCGTTCCCGGACCCGGCACCTACAGCTTCACAGTCACCTCGAAAGACAATGTGATGTGGGGCATTGGAAACAACGCATCGTGGGCAGGGAAGGGAACCACCTTCGGCGCTCTTGGTCAGAATCAGACTGTCGTCAGCAGCCTGCCCCTGTTGCCAGCTCCCACCATCAGCGGCGAAGGGGCGGCAACGACCAGAACGGTTTCGGTTACGTTTCCCGGAGCTGGCGTCTATCCGATTGAACTGGACTACGATTACTGGTTTCACTCCGGGCGCACGCTTACGCTGACCTGCGATGGCGATGTGATCCCCCCGATCTCGGGAAGCGTAAAGACGGATGTCTCTTACGTCTATGTCTATCGCTCGTCGCTGACGGGTGCGACCTCGAACCCATCGCCACAGTCTCCGCTGCAGTCGATCCCGGCCATTGCGAACACGATCACTCCGGAGTGGTCTCCCGATCCACAGGTGGATAAGGTCGATTTCTATCGCATGGATTCCGGTCTCGATAACTACACCTATGTGGGGACTGGACCGAACACCAATCCGCCAACGCCGTTTACGGACACGCTGCTTGACGCGGATGTGATCGGCAACCCGATCCTTCAGGTCGATAACTACGAACCGTTTCCTTCGATTGACATGCCGAAGAGCGGAGTCGTGAATGTGATTGGTGGCGTTGTGACCTGGGTCTCCGGTGACCAGTTCAATACTCGCTGGCTTCCGGGAACCATCATCAATATCGGCGGTATCGCCTACACGCTCTACAACCGGCCATCTTCAGCCACGGCGCTACTCGCGGTCGATGTGGCCGATGGCCTCGGACTGGACTACGAGATTGCAGAACCGATCTTGGCAGCTCAGCCCATGCCCTCCATGTGGGGCACGTCCGACAATACGCTCTATGCGTTTGCCTGCGGCGATCCGCTGCGGCCGGGAACGCTCTACTGGTGCAAGGGCAACAACCTCGATTCGGCTCCCGACACGAATCAGCAGGATGTAACCTCGCCATCCGAACCGCTCATCAATGGCGTGATCGTGAACGGCGTCGGAATGGTGTTCTCCGCCGAGAACGGATGGATGATCTATCCGAACTTCTACTCGGCGCTGGCGACGGTGAATGGAGTCTCCGGCTCGGCGTTCAGCCTGATGCGTTCCGGCGTGACGCGCGGCCTGTACATCCGGCCCTGTATCTGCGCGGACGGTTCGGGAACCTTCTTCTATCGGTCGAAGGACGGCATCGAAGCCTCGGTAGGCGGCTCGCGTCAGCAGTCTTTGACCGATGACGATCTCTTTACCCTTTTCCCGCACGAGGGCTATGTCCCTTCGGCGATTACCATCGGAAGCGCCACGATCTATCCTCCGGATGATTCGCGTCCGGAGATGCAGAAGCTCAACTATGCGACGGGATATCTTTACTACGATTATGTGGATACGACGGGGACGCCGCGCACGCTGGTCTATGACGTGCAGGGTAAGGGATGGGTTGTCGATGTCTACCAGTACAGTGCAACATTGCACACGCTTGAGGAGGGACCTGCGGCAAACGATGTTCTCGTGGGCTGTCAGGACGGAACGATCCGACCACTCCGGAACGGAGCGGCCGAGACCGGGAACGCGGTAGTTCTGACCGGAGCGATTGACGGAGGAGACTCGCGCGCGAACAAGCGGGTGGGTGATCTCTACTTCCGCGCCTCGGTTGTAACCTCTGCTGTGACGGTGCAGCCTTACGCAGAACAGTACGCTACGCTGGTGACCGGATTTGCTCCTTCGTCTCTCGCGCCAGCGGGGACGCTCAAGCCTTACATCGTGGACTTTGCCAACGGTGACGGCTTGGACGTGAATGACATCGAAGTCGCGCTGACGTGGCCTATCGGGAACACAACCTATCTCGATCTCTGGCAGCCGGATTGGACTTACTTCCCGGAGGATACGCAGAACCGGCCAACCGATTGGACCGACATGGGGACAGTCGGGAACAACTTCGTTCAGGGAATCGTCCTCGAAGCCGACACCTTCGGGAAGCCTAAAGCCATTGCGGTCGAGACCGATGACGGCCGCCTTCACGTACCGGACCAGAGCCCGGTGACGTTCAATGGTCAGTCCAAGCAGACGCTCACCTTCACGCCTCCCTTTACCGGCTACATGGTTCGTATCGTCACCACGGACAATGTGCCATGGAGGCTTTGGCCAACACCCGACTCCGCATGGGTGAAGCAGCCCTATCCGCCTGCGGTGACGGAATGGCAGACCCAGATGTCATCGCTCGGCAATCAGGGGTGGGAACATATTCGCGAGATGAATGTCGCCTATGCGTCTACCACGCCGGTGACCATGACACTGCAGTTCGATCCGGGGGCACGGCCGAATTCAATCACCCTGACGCTGCCCTCCACGGGAGGCCTGCAATCGAAGACGAAGTTCACCATCCCGGTGAACAAGTTCAAGCTGGTGAGTTTCCGCCTGTCCTCTTCCGCGCCGTTCAGTGTGTGGGAGGAAGACATGGAGTGCAAGGTGGGCGTGTGGGGACGGGAGACGCAGTACCAGAACATCAAGCCCATCGGGGCTGAGAGTGGCGTGGGAGCAACGGTATGAGCACCAACATGTTTTGGCCTGACGTTATCAATGAGACCGGACCAAAGACACACTTCGCTCTCACGATTGCGCAGAACGCGATTCAGGATCACGAGCGTGCGCTGGTCTCTCTTAAGGAACAGATCGATGCGCTGCAGTCGGGTTCTTCGAGCAGTGGAGGTAGCAGTAGCGGAGGATCGAGCGGCGGCGGCACGGTGACGCCTGTAACTCCCACAACACCGACGCTGGGCACTGTAACCATCGTCACGGCCACAAGCTACTTTACGCAGACCTCTGACTATGGCGGAATCGTGGTCTTCAATAGCGCGACAGCCGTGGCCGTGACCGTCAACTACGCAGTGGCGATGAACTGGTTTGCCACTTACGAGAACATCGGGGCGGGGCTGGTCACGTTCACGCCGAACAGCGGAACCATCAACGGCGCGGCTTCGCTCAATCTGGTGACAGGGACCGGCTGCGTTATCTACTTCGACGGCATGAACTTCTATGCCTTCACTGTTCCGACAGGCTTGCTATTGGAGACGAACGGAGCGCCGAATGGAAGTCAATCGCTTCTGAACCTCGTCGAAGGAACCAACGTCACCCTGACCGATGACGGTGCAGGCAATGTCACCATCAACGCCACGGGAGGCAGTGGAACGGCTGACCGTGGGCCTCTACAGTCGAACGCGAACGGCTGGTGGTGGGTGTGGACAGATGGAGTGATCGAGCAGTTTGGTTCGATCACGATTGCGGCGACGATGAACGAGCAGGCCGCAGGATTGATTACATATCCAACAGCGTTCGCCACTCAGGTTTTTGCCTTCGAAGCCTACGTCGTAGGGTTGCCGAAACCGGCTTCGACGCGGACGGCCACAGTGCAGTCAAGTACGGTTGGCCTGACGACTTCAGGCATCAACCTGCAGTGCAATGTTCCGACCGGAGGCGGAGGCGCGACCTTCGATCAGGCCGTGGTGGTCCAGTGGCGCGCCATCGGTATTTAGATTTCAAGTTGCGCACGTAGGCGTTAGACTACATTGCGAGGAGCCCTCCCCATGAGCTTTGCCGCGTCTTTGTTTGGCGGTTCGAATCCGACCATCAATAAGCAGATCGATCAGCTCGGCAACTTTGCCGGGTCTACGATGGCTACCGGCTTCGGTGATACGAATGCCGCGTCGAACTTCTTCCAATCCCTGCTGCAGGGCGGAGGGGCGACCTCGAAGGTCTTGGCTCCGCAGGTGAGCGCGATCCAGAAGCAGACGCAGCAGCAGAAGCAGACCGCCTCTCAGTTTGGCAATCGTTCCGGTGGAACCAATTCGCAGATGCAGATGGCGGATGCGTCCGGCCGCGCGAGCTATAACGATCTTGTCTCCAGCCTGCTGGGAACGTCGGCAAGCTCCCTGGCGAGCATCGGTGGCAATCTGCTGAACACCAGTCTGAGCGGCTATAACCAGCAGTTGAATGCATCGCAACAGCAGATGCAGAACTGGCAGAACAGCATCTTTGGCAAGGGCATCTCCGGTGCCATTGGAACCGCAGAGGGCTTCGGCCTCGGCGTGGGCATGAACACTCTTGCTCCGTCTACCTTCGGCACCATGTTCGGGAAGGGATAAGTATGGGAGCGTTTGACCAAGGATTTGCATTTGGCGCGAGTACGGCGGAGCGTCAGGCCGCCCACAAGCAGGCCTACTCCGACGAGGAGCACGAGACGCTGCTGAACGGATACAACAACACCATCTCCAATCTGCAGCAGAGGATGGCGACGGTGGGCAACAACAGTCCTGAATATAGCGGACTTCAGAACCAACTTAATCAAGTTGTCGCTGATCGTACGTCGCTCTTTCATCCGGAGCGGCCGGGAGGAATCGAAAGGCTGGGCAAGCTGCTCTGGTCGCGGGTTCATGGTGAGCCTACCGTGACAACCGATCCGACACGCATCGCTGTCGAACAGACTCCGGGTACGCAGGGCACGACGTTGCCGGGGATGGGTGGTGGGCCGAGCGTTACATCGCCAACGCTGCCTGCCCTCTCTGTAGCGCGCGACACGCTCCCGAATGCACCGACCGTGATCCCGACCGCAGGCGAGGCGAAGGCGCGGTTCGCGCAGGACCTCAGCTACGGATTGACGCCGCAGAATCCGCTGCTGCTGTTCAAGAAAAATGTGATGGAGGCGTTACCTCATCTGCAGTCGCAGGACGTAGACAAGATCATGGAGATTCAGGCCGGACTTGCTCCGAAGCCGGTGATGCTGCGTCCAACTACTCCGCATTGGGTGAATTACAAGCTCCCAGATGGATCGTTCAAGGAATTCAATCTGAACGATCAGGGCACGCCGATCCCCGAAGGGGCGACGCCAGTGAGCGCGCAAACCACGCCGCATGAATCCACGGCGGCCCTTGCAACGTATATCCGAACGTGGTTCCCAAACGGGACGACGCCGGAGCAGAGGGAGTGGGCGATCAATCGGTTCAAGCGCCTGAATACTCCCGGCTCCACTTCGTCCCACGAACAGATTCAGTACGACTCTGATGGCAATCCTCACATCGTCAGATTGAACACGTCCAGCCAAAAGGAATTCTTTGGACCCGATGGCCCTCCCCCTGCCAATGCTGACGGGTCGAGCGTTCAGCTTCCCGGTGTTGGCTCTGGAAAGACTGCAACTGTCGCGGCTCCGCTCGCTACTGGAGCCGCAGCGGTCACCACTCTATCCGGGCAGCCCGTCACTGCAGCGCAATCCGTCACTGCAGCACCCAAGACTCCCGCAGAGGCAAAGAAGCGAGCCTCGGCGGTAAGGAAGAATCCTCAGCAGGCCGATACGGCGGCGACCGAGGCGAGTCCCGATCCGCGCCTAGCGGGACTGCATAAGAACACGCCAGCGCAGACGGCGGCCGATAAGAAGGTCGGTGACTTTACGGCACTCACGAAGCAGGCTGATCTGGCGGAGAAGGCTCCGGAGGACGCAGTAAAGCAGCGTAGCCTTATCCTTGCCCTGATCCGCGCCAGTGCAGGCCGCGTCAACATGCAGGAGTACGACAGCTATGTGAAGCGGCAGGGTCTCGCCAACACGATTGAGCAGTGGGCGAACAACGCGCAGACCGGCGCGCTCCCGGCCGACATCTTCAAAAAGATCATCGGTGTGACGCGGGACTACATGGCTGGCGCGAAGGCTGCGCAGCAGGAGGCCTATAAGAACACCAACGTCAAGGACAAGAATGGCAGCGCGGACCCGACCGACATTGATTCCATCGTCAACGCGCTGAACGCAGCTCACGCGAAAGGGAAGTAGGCTATGCCGGACTTGAGCTACGATCAGGCGATTGACTCCCTGCGGAAGTTGCCGGAAGACAAGCAACGTGAAGCGCTGGGAAGGCTGACGCCGGAGGCGCGCAAGGGCATCCTCGCCTCGCTGCAGGGTGGCGGGGCTACGGCAACTCCACCCTCTGTTGCAACGCCAGCAGGACTCAAAGAGAAGGCCGCAAATCTGATCGGTCAGGCACAGATCAATCTGCAGAAGAACACGCAGGACCTTCAGCCTACAGGCGGGTTCCTGCATGATGCAGTTCTCGCGCCTGTCGTACGTCAATTCAATCGGGCCGGTTCGAACCTTGTGGGAGCCGGTCTCGATTTCGCCAAGAGTGTCGTCACGCCTCCTCCGACAGTCGAAGAGCAGATGCAGCAGGGCGAGCAGGCGTGGAAGAACACATCGCCTGCAGCGATGGTGGCGAACGCTATCCCACTGCTTCCCGGCGTAGGCTCTCAGGTTCAGCAGGACCTTACTTCCGGTCATCCGGTCGGCGACATCGTTGGAGACATAGCGACCGGCGCTCTACTGCATGGCGTGGCGAAGACGGCTCCGGGACACGGCTATCAATCTGCCAGCAGTCCGGCTGAGTTTAAAGAGAACGTGCGCAACTACGCTCGCAATCAACTCGGCGTGGATGAATCCTTTTCAAAGAACATCGCGCAGAAGTACAGCGCGGAGCAGCAGGGTGTAGAGGCGGCCAACCAGAAGGCGACGGAGGACACTCTTCGTCAGCGCGGCGCGGTCGAAGAGGCGAACGCGGCCAAACTGAAAGCCCACGCAGAAAAGGTTCGTCAGCGCATCGAAGTCAACGCGCAGGCTCTAAAGGATGCACAGGCGAAGCGTCAGCAGGTGGCCGCGCAGAACGCACAGGCAGCGCAGACCCATCAGGAAGCTGTGACCCGAGCCCTGCAGGAGCGGGAAGCTGCAGAGCATACCGATATGCTGCGAAACGAAGCGCAGAAGAACTACGACAAGGCGACACGGGATTACTTCGAGAACGAGCGGAAGGTAAAGACTCAGGCCAAGTCTGCGAACGATGAGCAGTGGAATGCGCTTCGAGAGAAGGTCGGAGATGTTCCTATCGACCCATCTGGAATTGCCAGCGCCGTAGAAAACCAGCGCGCCGCGATCACCACGCCTGAAGAGGCGAAGGTGTTCGACGATCAACTCCGTTCGAAGATGGACCCGCGCGAGGTAGCAGAAGACATGGGCCTCGCGGAGGAGTACGACAAGCTGACGCCGGAGATGAAATCGCAGGTCGATAAGATGACTTCGACACTCGACAATCTTGGCGGTATGGCTACCGATGGCAGCGAGCCTCTGACTTTCAATAAGCTGCACGGCATCTACGCGGAGCTGGGAATGAAGCTGTCTCGCGGCGGCCTGCCCGGTCAGGTGTGGCAGGGCCTCAAGACGCTGCGTGAGAGCATCGGCGGCATGATGCAGACGGTAGCGGATCAGGCTGGAGTCGGTGAAGACCTGAAGCTCGCTCGTCAATCCAACCGCGAGTATCAGGAGGCCTTTGGCCGCAAGCCTATCGACCGCATGACGGTGATGGATCAGCGCATGCAGGAGGCGAACCCGGAGGCCTTCAAAGCGCAGCGCGAGCAGGCTCGGCTTACGGCTCTTGCGAAGATCAGTCCCGATCTGGTGGACCAGCACAATAACGTGCAGGCGGCGCGCGCAGCCACGGAGGGCTTCCCGACGCAAGAGAGTTTGCGCAGGGGGTTGCCGCAGGCTCCTGATCGCCCACGGGAGGAGCCGCTACCTAAAGGACCCAAGCTGAAGCCGATGCCGTCAGCCCCAACGCTGGATACCTTCGACCAGCCGAAAGCTTCGACGCCGCAGGCGGAGATTCCTGATCTCTCAGAGGCAGAGCGGAACAAGATTCAGGAGAGCCTGAAGAAGTACGGCAAGGCTGGAGCGTGGGTCTTTCGCGTGGGTATCGGCACGGCTCTCGGTTCCGCCCTGATCGAGGGACACAGCATGCAGGGCTTCGGCAGTCAGTACATCTTGGGGGAAGCCGGACTCCAATTGCTTACCCGCGTACTGCAGAAGCCGAGTGTGATGGAATGGCTGTCGCGTCCTTCAGAGGAGACCCTGCGTGCGATTGATTCCGTTCGGCCGGAGGATGCCGCAAGGCTCCGCAACGGTCTGACGCAGATGGCGCTGAAGGATATCGAGGACGGACATGCAGCCGCGAAGATCAATCCGAAGACGGCGAAGTTCCTCGGCCCTGAGAATATGGCTCTCATCACTGCGGCGATCACTTCGCAGAAACCGAAGAACGCTGGTGATGCGAAGAAGATGGCGGAGGCGGTTCAGCGATGAATATCGCGAATGGCACCAACAGCCTTCAGGATGCAGACGGCCATGAAGATCGCCCATAGCAGGATCATGCCAGAAGTATACGCTTGCGCTTTTCGAGGGAAGCAACAAAGGCGACCTTCGCCGTGCAAGATTGCACTATGACCTCCCCTGATCTCCTGACCAACTACGAAACCTGCGACCTGAAGGGCTACTGGTCGCGTGACTGGAGGAGGCCTCGCCTCACCTCGAATGAGTTCCTGATCCGCGCTATGACGGCCGGACTGACGGAGCGGGAGCGCGAGGACTTCGGCAACGTGGCTGGCGAGACCGTCATGGACCTCGCCGTCAATCCGGGGCTGGAGACTCCGGCAAGCAAGAATTTGCATGAATCGGTGATCCACCATGCCGCCCTCGCCGATACCCTCACCACGGCCGTCAGGGCGAAGGGGTCCCCACCTTGGTCCCCACCTACCCCTTCGAAGCTGGGAGGGCACCTATGGCACTCCGGTGCGTTCCTCGACCCGTCAGGAGATCATCTCCGGAGGATTGCCCTCGTCAGCTCCTGGAGCGATGAGCGCCACTATTCGGAGCTGAGGAGCTGGTATTCCCTCGGCGAGGTGGCGGCCTACCGGGTCCCCATGAAGGTGGTTGTCCTGAACGTCGGCCAGCATCGCGATGGCCGGAGGCATGGACCCTTCACCAAGGGGTTTCTCCATCCCCAGAATTTCAAGCTCCGGTTCCGGAAAAAGCAGAAGGTCACGCATGAGACCTTTTCGGATCGGTGGGAGAAGGTCTGGCGGGAGGACCGGGGAGAGATCAGCACGGAGGAATGGCTGGAGGCGATGCTGGGGGATGACATCCTCCGGGACGTTTGTTTCGTGATCGACCTACCCACCCCCTCCCCACCCCACCACCTCCGGATAGGCGACATGGCAGCTCGGAAGCTGGACCGGCTGATGACCATGACCAAGAGGCCGGAGGCAAGCATGTCGGTCTGTGACCGTCCGGCCTGCTCGTTCAAGGGGTGCTGCTGGTCTGAGCAGCAATACGAGCCGGGGACCAAGACGGGGTTCGTCCCGGTGGGGAGCCTGAAGCAAAAAGGTGGGGACTAGGTGGGGGAAAGTTTTCAGGTCCCCACCAAAGTCCCCACCTCTCAGCTTTCCCCCACCTCTTGTTTTTTCGTAAGTTGTTGATTTTTATGGTGCGCCCGGAGTGATTCGAACACCCGACCTACTGGTTCGTAGCCGGAGGGTTGCGGATTTCCTTGACTTTCCCCAGTTTGCCCGGAAGTGCTAAATCCCCAGTGTTTACGCGGGGTTTAGCGATGTTTCGAGCCTCATGCATATCCCGCGTCAACCCGTGTTTTAGCTTTGGGGTCCCCACCAAAGTCCCCACCCCTAATCGCCTTCGGTTTCATGCGACGGCTGCGCGAGTGATCGCTTGCGGTCTCGACCGCTTCGCGCAGGATGTCCATCTCGTAGTGGCCGTAGCGTGCCGCCATAAGGATCATCTGCGAAGGGCTCCAGCCTACGAGCTGGGCAATGATCGGGATGGGAGTCTTGGTCTGGATCAGGTGAGTGATCGCAGTGTGACGGAGATCGTGCAGGCGGCATTTCAGAGGTGGGTACTTGGTCCCCACCTCGACCATCTCCTCCTCGCTGGGCGAACCTGCGAGAATCCATCCCGCGCGGTCCAAGGCGGTCGCCCATGATCGCTTGACGCTGCCAACATGTTTCGTGGGATCGATGCTCACCAGCTCCATCTCCGCCTGTCCCTTCTTCAGCCGGTACATCTCCTGAGAGAAGACGAAGTGATCGGGCTTCCGCTTCGGGAAGTTGTCCGCCCACATCTCCAGAACCGCCATCGCTCTCCGGGTGACAGGAACGGTTCGGCGTCCGGCCTTGGTCTTGTCCTTGCCGATGCGGAGGCCTCCGCCAACGAAGTCCACCGTCTCCCACTTGAGTCGGCAGATCGCTCCCACGCGAACGCCGGTCTCCACCAGAACGATCATCAGGGGGTAGAGCATCCGGGAGAGTGACTGGCTGCACGCCTTCTCCAAAGCCGCCTGCTGCTCTCCGTTCAGCGCGATGCCGATATCGTTGTGGACCTCCAGCATGTCCACTTCGGGAAGCAGCCGGGTCCAGTGGCCGGAGGGGGTGAGGATGGAGCGGAAGGTGCCAAGCTCCAGATTGACGGTCTTCGGTGCAGCTCCTTCCTTGAGGCGCTTGTGCTGGTAGCCGGAGACATCGGAAGGCGAGATGTCGCAGAGGAGGGTCTTGCCGAAGTGTGGCCTGAGATGAGCGATGTTGCCTTGGTCGATCAGAACGGTTGCTCCCTTGCCGTCCTTCTGCTCTTTGCCTCCCGGTACAGACTTCCAGCGCTTGTCCAGAAAGTCATCGGCGGCGTTGGCGAAGAAAGGCATCTTCTTCGTCTTCTGGACTCCGGTCTTGCCCTCTTCGAGTCCAGACTTACGGTTGCGCTCGACCCTGAGGGCGAGGTTTTTGGTGGAGGCTCCAGTTGATTCGCGGATTCTCTGGCCTTGAAACCAGAAATCCATGATGAAGGTTTGCTTTCCCTTTTGACGATAGACAGACATTTGGCGAGGTATTCCTTTCAGGTGCCGATAGGGTAGACCCACTGGCTTAGAGGCAATATAGCATGATTGACAGCAAGCTAGAGCAAATGTAGGCTACACCCTACATGGGGAGGTATCTGTCTTGATTACACAGCCGGGGAAGAAGTCTTCGACGCGAAAAGCTCACTTGGTAAGTGATCCACTGTTGAATGTGGAGGAAGCGGCGGAGGAGCTGGGGATGTCGCCAAAGACGATTCGCAACTGGATTGCGCTGGCGCAGATTGAATACGTGAAGGTGGGCGAGTCGAAGTATGCGCCTGTCAGGATTCGAAAGTCGGTAGTGGACGCAAAGAAGCGGAAGGGAACGAAGGCTGTCTTCGACCTGGAGAAGAAGGGGCCGGGAAGCGTGGGAGCGGAGGCGAACGATGCACGAGAATTTGCCTGATAGTCAGAAGCGGCGGAAGGCTGCAGATCGCACGGAGCCGGACTGGAAGACTCCCTGCTGCGTCTGTGGGGCGAAGCCTACAGTGCCCTGCACGGGCATGTGTGGACCTTGCACCTTCGGCGAAGCCGAGACGGCTGGAGGCAACTGGTGAATAACGAGCATGCGCGCCAGATTTATCTTGCGGCGCAATGTTATCGCAATTGGTCGATTCAGGACCAACCGGGAGTCACGCGAGCTTTTGAGGAGATGGTTGAAACGATTTGGAATGCCGCTATCGATGAAGCTATCGATATGCAGAAGCACTCCTGTAACGGCATTCTCGCTTCATTGAAGGTAGGGGTGAGGTGATACCACGCGAACCCGGCAACCTGCATCCATTATCGTAAGACCTTCAGAACGAGATGGGTCTGTAGCGACTGCGGCACATTGTTGGACTAGGTGAATCGAGCTAGAAAAAGCCTCCGTTTTGCGCGGAGGCTTTTTCTATTTACGGCCATATATCTTTTGGTAGATCGTGGTCTTTCCAATACTCAAGGTCTTCATCTCGTGGCGTGGTGATAGACCGCATCAGGGCTTTGAACCGTTCCCAAAGCTTTTTAGTGGACATGCCGACAGTATATAGAAGGCCGGAATTTTCAAAGCTCTCCAGAGAGCAGGTTCAGTATGGCTCCCGTGTTGCCGTGGATGTCGAGCGGGAGGAACCTTCCCATGCGGTCCAGAATGTCAGCCTTGCGCTCTTCTGTGCGAGCGTTGAGATAGTAGGGTTCGAAGCGTGCGGCGATCTGGATACCGCGCGCCATCGCTTCCGTCTCGGCCATCATCCATTCCGGGGTGTTGGCGATCTCCAGAATCTCGGGTGACCACGCGTGATTGGTATCGAAGCCGTAAGTGACAGAGCCGTCCCACCAGTCCTGAAAGTAGGTGATGCCGCCATGCACGGGGACGTAGGTGGCGATGCCGCGATAGCCGGGAGCCGTCAGCGGCAGTTTGGGGAACCGCGCGTATCCGCAGAAGCGGCCAGCTTCGCGATAGACGCTCAGTTCGTCGTACAGCTTCGGATTTTCGCGCTGGACCCGAAGCCCTTCTTTGTAGATCGGGCTTTCGCAGAGGAAGAATCGCAGGTCATCTTTCTTCCAGCACAGCCATGCATTGTCTGCGATGAAATCGGCTTTGCTTTCGAAGAGGCGCACGCGATGCTCAACCTCGCGGACCTTCATCCTCTCGGTGAGCGCCTCCATGATTTCGAAGAGTTCCTGTGGTATCTCGGGAAGGTCACTCATGGAAGGATGCCCTCCTTCCCGATCTCCGACAGCCACTCCCGGACGCTGGGCGGCAGCGCGGGTTCTCTTGTGTAGAGCCGTTCGATGCGGTCGCTGTGGGGCCATACGATGCTGTAGTCCTCGCCGGTCCATCGCCTCTGAAAGAGGGGATAACCGCGATGCTCATCGTTCAGTACGCAGGCATCGCCGTTCCACGAAGCATCGTCGGCTCGCTCCAGAGAGAATTCAACGCCGAAGTAGCAGAGGCCGGTGTTGGCCCATGTGGTATCGATGAGGGTGCCGCTCTCGTCGGTATTCCAACCATGCAGGAAGGCTTCGCCGGAGGGAGCGACGGCGAAGCCTTCGACATACTTCAGGCGGTCGATCCCGGCGTGAGCGATGGCATTGCCGAAGCACATCTTCTGCACGCCGATGGGCCAGCGCGAATCCCACTTGCCGGTGTACTCCCGACCGTGCTCCAGAACGAATCCGAATGGCGATCTGTAGCAGAGGCCGGGAAGGAGAGGGTATTGAGCGTCGGCCCCGCGCATCTGTTGCTTCAGTTCCTGCAGGATGTCGTCTACGTCCACTGTCCCTCCATGCCGGGGATGGAGTCGATGTCGGGAGCGGCTTCGATCACGGGTTCGTTGGTGGTGAGTACGACTCCCATGCCATCCTGGACTTCATTGATGCCAGCGGCCTCTTCTGTGGGCGCTGCTGGACGAACAGGAGTGGAGCCGATCATGACCGGAAGGGGCGAAGCCTGCGCGGGGTTGAGCTGACGATTCAGAGCGGAGATCGTCAGTTCCAAGTTCGGGATTTCGATCATCAGCTTGCGCGCTGTGGCCTGTGCTTCTTCCAGCTCTCTGCGGCGAGCGGCCAGAAGGGACTCTGCGCTCTTCAGGGCAGCATGAAAGGGTTCGTTCACCTGATCTTTTCGTCTGCGTGCTGACGCGGCGATGGGGGAGTTGTTTTGTGAGCCTTT